AGCGCCAATTTACACACAAGGAGTTTTTGAGATGGCCGACAGGTTGCATAAACTGAAGGCCCTGGAAACCAGGTTGCTCCTGGCGATCGAAGAAGCGGATGAGAGAACGCTGCCAGGGCTGGCAAAACAGTACCGGGAAACGATCCAGGAGATCGAGGAGATAGAAGGAGCAGACAACGATGGCGACGAGATCAGCGAGATCCTCGCGGGACGAGCTGCTGACGGGAAAGCAGGAGCCGTCCGTAAGAGTCGCGCCTGATTACATTTCAAGTGACGGCCTGGATGCGGCCAGGATCCTCCGGGTCGGAGGGACTCAACTGGATCCATGGCAGGCAGATATTCTGGATGACTGGCTCGGCAGAAACAAGGCCGGGAAGTGGGCTGCCGCAACTTGCGGCGGATCTGTTCCCAGGCAGAACGGAAAGAGCCTTCTTGTTCAGGGCAGAGCAGAGGCCGGAATGCTCCTGTTTAACGAGCAGGTGATCTATACTGCGCACCTTCAGAAAACCGCCACAGAAACCTTTGAGGAGATGCGGGACTTTTTCGAGTCGCCGAAGCTCAAACCATATGTGGCGGATATTAAGACCGCTCTCGGAAGAGAACAGATTATTCTGAAAAGCGGGGCAAGGATCAAGTTTCTTGCCAGGACACGCAACGGCGGCCGAGGCCAGCACGGTGACCTTCTGATCATCGATGAGGCACAGGAGATGGACGAAGATGCCCAGGCATCTTTTCTGCCGGCGATCTCGGCGAGCCTGAATCCACAGACAGTTTATGTCGGGACTCCTCCGGATCCGGGAGCCTCCGGCGTTGTTTTCCGGGGGATCCGGTCCAGAGCTTTGAAGGGCGATACCAAACGCATGGCGTGGTTTGAGTTTTCGGTTTCTGAGATCGGAGATGTAAAAGACAAAACCAGGTGGGCCTCCGCCAACCCTGCTCTCGGGAGAAGAATCCTGCTTTCAACTATTGAGGGCGAGAGCGAACAGATGGATCCGGATACCTTTGCCAGGGAGCGCCTTGGGTGGTGGTCGCCGGAGGCAGCTGAGAAGGTGGATTATGCGATTCCTAAGGAACTGTGGGATTCCTGCGGATCTGACCAGGAAAAGCCCGAAGGGAAAACAGCTTACGGCGTGAAGTTCTCAGCTGACGGCGCTTTTGTTTACTTATGTGGAGCAGTGAGCCCAAAGGACGGCGCAGCGAGGATCTCATTAATTAAGCAGGAGCAGACAGGCCGGGGGACGCAGTGGCTTGCCGACTGGCTCATTGAGCGGTACGGAAAGGCTTCCTGCGTTGTGATTGATGGTCGGAATGGCGTCGATGTCCTTGTTGATAAGATTGCAGATACATGGAAGGCCAAGGGCTCGGTTATACGGCCGAATGCGAAGGAAGTCATTGCGGCGGCAAGCGGCCTGACCAATGCGCTGGCTGAAAAGCAACTGACATGGTTTAACAAACAGGAACTTTTGCGGGAGAGCGCTGTTACATCGGTAAAGCGCCCGATCAGCGGCGGCTGGGGCTTTGGAGGGGAGAATTCCGGGCCGATTGAGGCGGCAGCCCTGGCACTTTGGGGAGCGAAGACATCAAAACGGGATCCGACTCGAAAAATGAGGATAGGGTGAAGGCAAAATGGATTTGAACAGAATTACAGAAGCCCGGGGGCTGAAATCGGAGGATAAGGCACGGCTGCAGAGGCTTTTAAGAATTTACAATCAGCATGCAACGGCCAACCAGACGAAGCGGCGCTATTATGAGGGACATATCTCCATCGGTGAAGTGAATCTCGGCCTTGCGCTGCCGAAGAATATCACAAATCTCGAGATCGGCTGCGCCTGGGGAGAGAAATGTGTGGATGTCCTGGCGGCGAGGAGCATGTTTGACGGCTTTGTCGGGAGCAACGGCCAGGAAGTCGAGACGCTGAACCAGATCGTGAAGGCGAACCGCCTGATTGCGGAGTATGCCAAGGCCTGCCGGGATGAGCTGAAATATGGCTGCACCTTTGCAACGCTGAGCGCGAACGACCAGATCCGGTGCAAGATCCGTTTCCACTCACCGGAGACTGCAGCTGCGGAATGGGACGGCGAGAAAGGCAGGATCGGCTGTGGCTTCGCAATTATTGACACGGTCCTGGACGAAACGGACAAGAGCTGGAAGGCCTCCCATGTGAATCTCTACACCGAGGACGCTGTAATTGTTCTGAGGCGCAGGGATTATGAATGGACGGCCGAGTATCTGCCGAATGCGGTCGGGCGGCCGCTGATGGAGCCGCTGATCTGGAACGCCACGAGCATGAAGCCATTCGGGCGCAGCCGGCTGAAAGAGCCGGTCCGCAGGCTGATTCAGGGCTATATCCGGACAATGGCGAACGCCACCATCGCTTTGGAGTTTGTCACTTCTCCGCAGAAGTATATTCTTGGTGTGACGGAGGACCAATATGACGACATTGTGACCGATAAGTTCCGTAGCTATGCAGGGTCCATCATCGCATCTACCACGAACCCGGAAACCGGGGAAAAACCAAGCTTTGGCCAGCTGCCGCAGGGGACGATTGAACCGCATGTTCAGCATATGCGTCTTCTGGCGACGCAGTTTTCTGCAGCGACAGGCCTGAGCGTGACGGATGTGGGCGTTGTGAATGATGCGAACCCGACTTCCAGTGACGCAATTCTCGCTCAGACTCAGACGCTGGTTCTTCTGGCGGAGCAGCTGAACGCCGGAAACGGAGACGCCCTTTATCAGATTGCTCTGATGGCGCAGGCCATCGCAAACAAGACGCCGATTTCAGAGCTCCCGGATGAGAGCCGGGATGTGATTGCACACTTTAAGAATCCGGCCATGCCGTCGGTGGCAGTGACAGCGGATGCAGCCATTAAACTGGCTTCTGCAAGGCAGTCCTTTGCCCAAACTGACACCTTCCTTGAGATGAACGGCTTTAACCAGGCGGACAACCGGAGGATCAAGGCGCAGGAGACCAGAGCCAGGGGAATGGCGCTGATCGACGAGATTGAGGCCGAAGAGGATCAGGAGCAGGGTGAGGCCGAATGACACTCCCGGAAAGCAGCTGGGTGCGGTATATCAACCGGCTGAGCGCCATCAACAAAACAGCGGCGAGGAAGTTTGAGGCATACCTGAACACGCATGATGTTATGAGCAAGAGCGGCCGGAAGGCTGCCCTGGACTATGCGGCGGCACTTGTGATGAAGTATGGAGAAGGCGCTGCGGCTGTTTCCTGCGAGATGTATGATGCAGTAGCGGCGGCCTCAGGAGCGGTCCTGCCGGCAGCGGAACCGGCTGCAGTTGCTTCCTATGGGGAAGTGGCAAAGACTATCAACGGCATCATGAAGACTTCGCAGAATGCCTCGTATATTGCATCAGGCGTTGAGCGGCTTGTAAAGCAGGCCGGAGCAGATACTACGCTGATGAATGCCAGAAGGGACGGCGCGGAGTTTGCCTGGGTGCCGCACGGTGACACCTGTTCTTTCTGCGTTATGCTCGCCTCTAACGGCTGGCAGACCGCTTCCAAGAAAACCATTAAAGGCGACCATGCCGAACATATCCACGCAAACTGTGACTGCACCTTCGCAATTCGCTTCGACGGCAAAAGCAATGTTGAAGGCTATGATCCTGACAAGTATAGAGAGATTTACGACAACGCTGAAGGAGACACCTGGCAGGAAAAGCTTAACTCCATGCGCCGGGATGAATATGCTGCCAACGCTGACAAGATCCGGGCACAGAAGCGGGAAGCGTATGAGAGAAGAAACCAGTTGAAGAGGAAACCAGAAGCATTGTCGCGGGTATATGTTAATAACTCGGAGCAATTGTATAAGAATTTGCAGAATGTTACTCCAATTAGAAGATTTGAGGATGTTGCAATTCATGGTGTCCCGGGGCAGGCTCTGGTTGAGTATGAAACTACAAGCGGAATCATAAAACAGTATAATCCAGCTGAGCTTGCCGACATGATAAGAGAGAACCCAGATTATCATGGGGGGAATGTCCGTTTGCTTTCCTGTGGCGCAGGAGCGGAAGAGACTGGTTTTGCACAAGCGCTGTCAAATGAGCTCGGTAAACGAGTAATGGCACCAACAGAGACTCTCTGGGTTGCAGAAAATGGAGAAATGTTTGTATCAGATAGTGAAGTGCTTGCACAATTGTGGTACAATGGTGGCGCAATTGATCATGGAGTAAAGCAGACAGGGTATTGGAAAGTATACAAACCTAAGAATCATGAATAAAAAAATGGAGGTGATACTGTGATTAGTCTCATTCAATTTGATGAGTTCGGGCCTGGAATGGGCTTGCCCAGCATAAAAGACAGCTTTAGCAAGGCCCCATATGCTGGTAAAGAAAAAGTAATAGCATATCTGTCCAAAGGCAGGAAAACATACGTAGCAACAAGCTATAGTAGAGATGTGTTTACCGGAGAAATGATCCCAGGCGAGAGATGCGGGATGACAGATGGCGAATATAGCTGGAATAGCGCCCTGGCGTATTATGTTGAAAGATACAATCTCAGATTACCTTTGGAGTTTGAGGAGAAAGCTTTAAGAGCAGAGCAATAATATACGCCTGCTCATGCGGTAACATGAACAGGCGTGCAGACTTTCGCCGATTTTACGGAGTACACACCGGGCATTGCTGTCCGGCAGGGCGATGATTCACCTCACTATTGATTTTGGGCTTGCAGAGGGAAGCGAGAGCTTCTGTAAATGCCGGGGCGAACTCGACCTTCGGGAGGTCGAAGGAAGAAGTATATGCGGTTGCGATGGACTTGCCGATAGAAGACATATTTTCAGAGACTCCGGTTATCCAGGTTGTTACTCCGCGGCTGCGGGGGCAGGTCATTTCTGCCTGCCTCTTGCGGTCGCCCGCAAGTTCAGACTGTGCCTTCATCCCGTAGGGATGCTCCGTGTCCAGTCGTTACACCTTCCCCAATGGGCTTGGCTCGGCGTAATCTGCACGGTGATTATAACAGAGTAAAAATCAGATATCAACAGAAGCACAAAGCCGAAAGGCCGCGTGCTTTTTCTATGCCAATTTCATGATGATACAAGCACGGTCTGATGACGGTGCTTTTTTCATGCCCTACGGCAGGGCTAATGCCGGAATAATACGCGAAAGCGGAGGAGAAAAACCAATGTCAGAAACTGTGAATCAGGAAACCAATCCGGTGCAGGAGCCGGAAAAGACATTTACCCAGAGCGAGCTGAACGCGATCCTGACGGACCGCCTGAGCCGCGAGCGGGGAAAATACTCGGATTACGAGGAACTGAAGAGCAAGGCAGCGCAGTTCGATGCGGCAGAGGAAGCCCGAAAGACGGAGCTTCAGAAAGTCACAGAGAAGGCGGAAGCTTTGCAGAAAAAACTGGACGAGATCACAAAGGCCAACGAGATCCGCACCATGAAGGACAGAGTCGCATCACAGACCGGGCTTCCGGCGGATATGCTCGAGTTCCTGACTGGAGAGGATGAAGAGAGCTGCATGGCGCAGGCCAGAAAGCTTGTGGAGCGGGTAAAGGCCAGTGGTTTCCCGAACGTAAAGGACTCCGGAGAGACGCGGACTCCCGGAGTAACCAAGGCCGATATTCTCGCAATCAAAAACGAGAAGGAGCGGCTGAAAGCAATCCGTGAACACATTGATCTATTTTAGGAGGATAAAAAACAATGGCTAATGAAATTCTCGCACTCGCCGCAAAGGCGCAGGACATCAACTTTGTCACCAAATTCGAGAGCGATCTCCACAATCTGCTTGCCGTTCTGGGCAAGAGCGAAGTCCAGGTCATGGCACCCGGCAGCGCTTTTAAGATCTACAACACCAGCGGCACGCTGAATGCTACCGCCGTCGCCGAGAAGGCGCTGATTCCCGACTCTGGCATCACTACTGACAACGGCACCGTCGTTGAGCTGTCCTACAAGAAGTACCGCAACCTCACCAGCATCGAGAAGATCGGCAAGATCGGCTATGATGCCGCCGTTGGCGCTTCTAACGACGCTCTGCTGAAGCTCGTCCAGAAAGCTGTTCGCCAGACCATCTATACCGGCATTGCTACCGGCACCGGCACCGCTTCCGGCGCTAACTGGAACTTCCAGCAGAAGGTGGCCGGCGCTGCTGGCGAAGTCGCGAAAAAGTTTGAGGATGAGGCTTATACGCCTGTCTTCTTCGCAAACCCGACCGATGCTTACAACTACCTCGGCACTGCGAATATCACCATTCAGCAGGCCTCCGGCCTTGCCTATCTTGCCAACTTCATGGGCATCGGCAACGTGATCCTGGACAGCAATGTTGCTGCCGGCACCGTGATCGGCACCGCCGTCGAGAACCTCGAAGTCGTCGCCTCCAACGTGGCGGAGATCCCCGGCATGGACCTGACCATGGACGGCTCCGGCATCATCGGCGTGCACACCGGCGCTCTCTATGAGAACGGCGCGATCCAGACCGTTGCCTACTGCGGCCTTGCCGTGAAGCCTGTGTTCCTTGACCGCATCGTCAAGGCGACTGCCAGCGCCTGATGAGGACGGCGAAAGTCATTCTCACGTTTGTTGATATGCAGGAAGGTGTTTTCCGTAATGTGGGAGACACCTTCTCTGTTTCTGATGAGCGTGGGGAGCAGCTGGAGAAAGGCGGCTTTGTCGCTCTGGATCCGGCAGAACCGAAACCGGCTGCAAAGAAAAGAACGACTAAGAAATGAGGTGATCTCATGACATACGCCAGCGTTCAAGATGTCCAGGCCAGAATGGCCAGAACAATGGATTCGGATGAGCAGGCGCTTTGCTCCACTTTGCTGGAAGACGCTGGAGTCATGATTGATGCCTATGCTGCGAGCGCGGAAACAGATGCAAAGAAGATTGTTTCCTGCCGCATGGTGATCCGTGCGCTCGGTGACGGTCAAAGCTCCGGGGTGCCAATGGGGGCGACTCAGGGGAGTATGTCGGCGCTTGGTTATTCCCAGAGCTGGACGATCAGCAGTGGCGGAAGCGTCGGTGAGCTTTACTTTACGAAGGCGGACCGGCAGCTGCTCGGGAAGGGCAACAGAATCGGCGCTTACAGTCCGGTGCAGGGGCTCGTTGAGGTATCAACATGATCGGTGTTTCAGTTGTTCTGCATGAGAAAACCCAGACCGGCACAGATGCGTTCAACAATCCGGTTTATTCCGTGGTGAGGACGACCGTTGACAATGTGCTGGTGGGGCAGCCGGATACGGACGATATCACATCGTCAGTTGATCTTTACGGCAAACGGATCACCTATATGCTCGGGCTCCCGAAGGGGGACAGCCACAACTGGACAGACAGTATTG